CCGGCCCCCACGCCGCGCCCCCCCTCCCCGCGCGGGCCGCCGCCGAGGGGAGGACCCGCCCCGGCATGGAGTCGAGATCCCGGTCAGGGGATCTTGGTCGCCGTCTTCTCGATGAGTTTCTGCACCTGCCCTTCGAGCATGCGCCGCAGACCAATGATCGTCGCGCCCGCGGTGATCGCTTCCCAGGGGTTGTCGACCACCGGGAGAGGAACCGAAGGGACGTAGGACTGGAGGCCGAGAGCGTTGCAGAGGCCCACCAGGAGGGTCGCGAACCCCGCGAGGTAGGTCAACCACCCCTGCGGAATGAACCCGAGACGCAGGATCCCCTTCACCACCGCCTGCCACATTTTCGGCACCTCCTTGGAGCGGCGTCTCTCTTCCCTCTTCACGCGCCGCCGCTCACGCGCGAGGGAGAACTCCCGGATCGCCAACGGTCCGATGACGTACTTCAGAAGCACCAGGAGGAAGGGCATCAGTCCTTCTCGTCCGTGCGGCCCAGGCCTTCGACCGCATCGTCAGCACTCACCCCGTGGCGTTCGGCGCAGACCGCCGCCATCGCCGCCGTCCTCGCCTCCAGGCGCGAGAGGCGCGACTCCTGCGACCGCTCAATGTGCATCCAGGTCGAGATCGTGTCCTTCGCTTCCTTGAGGTCCTCTCGTAGGCTGGAGATCTGCGCGCGGGTTACGAGAACGAACGCGCCCGTCTGGAACGCGAGTCCCATGAGGAAGAGCAGGAACTCCTCCGAGAACGAACCCAGGTCCCTTGTCACCTCCGCGTCCACCTCCCTCTGGACCTGCGGCGCCTGGGCGACCTGGTCGGCCTGCGCCTTGTGGAAGACGGCGCCCATGAGGCCGGTGCCGGTCACCCCCATTACGGCGGCGAGGAAGAACGCGGGCGCCCTGGATTTCATTCGGCCTCCAGATAGTCGAGTGGGTCAACCCGAACGCCCGAGAGCCAGAGCTCAAGGTGCAGGTGGTTGACGATGGCCTTCCTCGGCCCAGGTCCGTCCGGGTCGGGGTAGCGAAGGGCGAGGTTCTCGGCGCGCCCCAGGAGGGCGGCCCGCGCGATCCGCATCGGCGCAGCCGCGCCGAGGGTGCCGCCGGGTTCCGGGTGGCAGTAGAGGACCTTCACCAGGACGCCGGGGAACCCGTCCGGGCGGATCCACAGGGAGTGGAAACGTTGGTCGTCGGGGTAGCAGAGGCCGACCCGCTCGAGGATTCCCTCGCAGGGCGCCCAGGCGAGCAGGCCCTCCGCGAGGACCAGGTCGAGGCCGAGGTGGCGCCTCTCGACGACGACCTTCTCGCCCTTCGACCACGCCACCGTGGTTCGGCGCACCCCGAAGGCGCCTCCCTGTGGCGCCCAATCGTCGGGGCCGCGCACCAGGAGGGATCGCGTCGGAGAGAGAAGGCGGAGGGCGAGTTTAGGCGGCATCGGAGATCGCCTCGCATCCGAACTCGACCCGGTCAACCTCCAGGTCGTTCGAGATCCCCGTCCCGACCCAGTAATTCGACCCGGAGGATTTCCCCACGACCAAGCACGCCCCCAGGTTGACGTTTGTCGGGAGGTACTGCGTGAATTGATCCACCAGGGCGCCGTCGAGGTAGGTCAGGGCGCGGACACCAGGCGAGTCCTGCATTTCAATCCTCACCGTGAACCACGCGTCTTGCGACTTTTTCCCCCACAGGGCGCCGAGGGAAACCGAGGCCCCGTTGAAGCACCGGAACTGCCCCTGCGTCGAGTTGGGTGTCGAGAGGTAGATCCCCGGCAGGTAACCCATGTGTGGCTGGACGGCCCCGCCGTTCGGGAGGAACGTTTGCACCATGCCGATCACCAACCCCGCTCCCGTGCCGCGCCACTTCACCCGCGCCTCGAACACCAGGGGCGCCGACACCTTGGAGAAGTTCAGGCGCAGGCGCGAGAGGGCCGCACTCCAGCAGGGCGGGGCGCCCGAAACGGTGAGGCGCCCCGAGGAGTAGTCCGGTTTGGGGCAGTCCCCGGCGCCGACAGACGATCCGGTCGGGCCGATGTTCTCCAGGTACTCCCACAGGGGGCCGACCGAGTTCCAGGTGGTGCCCCCGGTGTCGGGGTTGTAGAGGTTCTTGGTGTAGGTCGGCTCGGGGTTCCCGAAGGACCGCACCGGGTTGTTGTGCTGGAAGTGGTCGAAGAGGCGCGTCTGTGTCTCCAGGCGAGAGAGGCGCGCCTGGTGGTCTGCGAGGTTGTCCTTGGTCTTCCTCCCGAACCCCTGCCGGATGAACCCACCGGCGGCGATGTCGGAATCGAGAATCGGGTCGTAGGACATGGGCCTCTCCTCCCCTAGATCCACTCGTAAGGCGAAGAACCGTCCGCCATGTTACCGGAGTCGGGCGCCCAGGAGGCGTACTCCTTTTGCGCCGCCGTGGCCGTGGAGAAATCACCCGGCAGGTCGTCGGGCGCCCAAGCGGCGGGCCGGACAAACCCCGGATCCTGGAGGAGGAACTCCACCGCCGCGTCCGAGAGCAACTCCCGCCGCTCAACGATCTCCAGGCGCGCGCCCGAGAGGCCGCGCCCGCCCGTCGTGAGGTTCGGCACCTCGTCATGGGAGAACGAAACGAAGTCCCCGCTCTCCAGGGCACGCTTCGTGAGAGGGCACCGCACGGTAATCTGCCACGGCGGACCCTTGTAGCGGCGGATCAGGGCGCCGCCAATCTCCGTCGCGATCCTCTCGCCCGCATAGATTCCCCGGAGGCCCGAGTCGGCCTCGGTAATGTCCGCCACCTCTCCGGTGGCCTCCTGGTCCGGGAGATCCTCGGAGATCACCGAGGAGAACGGCTTGCCGGTCTCGGCGTTCGGGTCGAGGCCGATCTCCACGCGGTTCATGTGGAGGTCCAACGCCACCTTGAAATCCCAGGAGAGGACGTCGGCCTTCGTGATCGTCGGCAGGCCCGCGATGCAATCCTCCACCCAGGGCGGGCGGAAGGGGTGGAAGGACACCAGGCCCGCGATCGTCACCACCGGGAACCCGAGGAGGCGGTTGATCTTCGTCTCCAGGAACCGGTCTCCAGGCGTCGGCCTCTTGAACTCGAACTCCCACACCTGCCCTGGGTAGTAGCGATCCCTTTCCTCCTGGAGCGCGGCGACGTCGAGGGCCGAGGGCGAATACCCCAGGCCGGTCGGGATCCCCCGCACCTTGTCCAGGGGGAAGAGGGCCGAGGCGAAGTCTCCGGTCAGGAGGGAATAGAACAGGTTGATCGGGTTCCCTCTCACGAGAGAGGAGGCCCACCGCACCTCGGTTCCCGCAGGGAAGTCGTAGAGGGAGTACTCCTGGAACGAGAAGTAGACCCAGGACGCCTCCACCGCGGCGACGGTGACGCGCTGCTCCTGCCCCAAGGCGTTCGGCCCTATGAACAGATCCGTATCGGGGTTCACCGAGGAGGCGTCGACCAACTGCATTCCTCCGGCGCCGACGCCGATCCCCGTCTGGAGCGTGGTGGCTATGGGGACCGAGGAGGCGTTCGCGTTCACCATGAGGTCTTCGGCCTCGGCCCTGCGCGCGTCCGCGATCTCGAACTCCCAGGAGACCCCGTCCTCCATGAGGCGCGCGGAGGTGATCTCGCCTCGGGCGATAGGCGCGTACTGCGACTCCTGGAGGCCCGCGTACCCCGCATAGATCACCACCGGGGCATTCACCAGGGTCGAGAGGAGGGGGGTCGCCTTCCTCGTCGCCGCGAGTGCCGTAACCTGGTCGTCGCGATCCGCGAGGCGCAGGGAGGTGAGGGTGAGGGAGGATCTCCCCTGGAGTTGGTAGAGTTTCTGCGCGACGCTCTGCGGAATGCTCAGGAGGAGAGGCTTCGACACCACCGCGTTGCTGACGGGGCCGGAGGCGAAGTGCCGCGTGGTGCCGCCCACCGAGACGTAGTAGATCGGCGCCTGGGCGCCCTCTGCTGTCTTCGCGGTCCAGGCCGCGTTGGGGTTGTAGGTCAACCCTTGTCCTCCCGGAACTTGTGGGCGAGGGTCCAGGTCGTCACCTCGCGCGCGCAGGGGAGTTCGTCGTCGAGGGACACGACCTTCGGGAAATAGTCGGGCGACCGCACGATCGACGCGGCGGGGTAGTCGAACTTGAGGGTGGCGGGAGCGAGGTTCAGAGAGGCGTTCGTCGAGATGGAAGTCGGGACGATGATCTCCTCCGCCATGCCGTCCGCGCGCCGCACGACGTAGGGCTTCCCCTGCACAAACCCCGAGGTGTTCGAGACGTAGATCGCGCCGCCTCCCGCGACGGAGGCGGCCGATGAGAGGGCGTCTTGCACCTCCGAGGAGTCGAGGGCGAAGGCGTATTGCTTCCCGCGCCGCGCCCAGGACCACCAGGCGCGCAGGTCGTTGTAGAACGACTCCTCCGCGAACCGCGCGACCTCAATCTCCGCCTCGTCCCAGGCGGAGTGCGTTCGGGTCGCCGCGACCGAGGCCTCCGACCAGGAGAGGATCCGCCCCGTGCGCGGGCGCAGGCGATACGCGGAGAGGGGTTGAGGGAACGAGAGGGTCTTTCCATCGTAGACGATCTTGGGATTTGCCATCGGCAGCGGACTCCGCAGGAACGTGGTGGCCTCGTTCCGAAGCCAAAGTACCACAGCGCCCGCAGACTTCGAGGCGCGGTGGAACCGCATCAGGAGGCGGACCCGGTCGCCGTAGGCGGCGGCCTGCTCCAGACCGGCGCCCATGACGACAGACACGACTCCGGGCGTGTCGAGGAGGACCTCCTCCGGCGCCGAGGCGTTCGCGATGAACTGTCCCGAAGCGTCCACCCTCTGCGCCTGGGCGAAAAGGTAGCAACCCGTGAGGGCCTGGGAGACGTAGAGGCCCACCTCCCACACCAGGTTCTCCAGTGGGCGCACCGGCCAGTAGGAAATCCCCGGTTCGCCGGGCGCCGAGTACCAGTACCAATCCATAGGGACGTCCGAGGCTGGAACGTCGACGCGCAGAAGGGTGAACCCGGCCTTGAACCACCTCCGGCCCGCCATGTTGCGGAGGCCTTCCATCCGGTTGTAGGGAGGGTCGGCCTCGACATTGGTGAGCCCCCAGGCCCAGGAGGCGACCGTCACAGGATCCCGACCGCGCGCGCGATTTCATCGGGGCAGGTGGCGCCGTGCTTGAAGGGCGCTCCGCCTGGGATGTTCTCGGGTCGGCCCCTCTCTCCCTCGGCGTGCGCGATGCGCCGACCTGGGCCGCAGGAGAAGTGCGCGCCGCGAGGCCACGGCGAGGGGCCGTCCGTCACTCCGCCGAGGGTGGTGCCGTTGTAGTAGTAGCGGTCGAACCCCGAGATCTCCAGGGAGAGGCCGTCGAAGTTCACGGCGATCAACTTCAGGACGCCTTTGTCGGGGAGGCCGTCCCAATCGCCCTCGACCACGCGGAGTTCTTCCTTGTCCCAAAACCACCCGAGCCACCTCACGAGGACACCACGGCGCGCAGGGATGCGCGCATCAGGTAGACGTAGTTGATCCCCTGGAACGTCTTGCCGCCCTGCACGGTGTAGAGGCCCGCCCTCGGGAGAGAGAGAGGGGGCGAGACGACGCGCGTCAAGGTTGACCCCAGGGAGGCGAGGACCGGCCCCACCTGGTATCCGTCCGGGTCCAGGAGGCGCGCGTAGGCCCACAGGTCTGCGGCGGAGGCGCGCATCACCGTCTCGAACGTCCAGGTCGCGGCAGGGGAGAACCACGCCGGGTCGATGTAGAGGTAGGTCTTCTGCCCCGCCGCGTTGGGGTAGTCGGCCCACTTGATCGGGAACCACACCGGCCCCACGAACCCGCGCTCGAACGCCTCGGGGAGGAAGTCGAGGGCGTCGTCGTCGATCAACACGCGCGCGACCGCGACCGCGAGGACCGGGCTTGCAGGCCCAGGCGCGGCGGCGGGTCGGCGCATGACGGGGAAGACAAAGGGCGCGATCCGCGCGGCCTCTTCTGGATCGGCCCATGGCGGGAGGAAGACGTGCGGGGCGATGACCGGAGAGGCCGGAGGCGGCGGTGGGAAGTTCGGCCCATAGAAAACGGGGGAGAGGCCGAGAAGGGTCGGCGCCTCTTCGGCGCCTGGGAGGACCACCACCGCCACCGCCAAGACCGCAGGGGGCGGCACCTGATTCCACTTCGGCCCGAAGAACGCCGCCCGCTGCGAGAGGAGAGGCGCAGGCGGATCCGGTTCGGGGTATCGCATCACGAAGGGCGGCGGCGCGGCGCCGACCACCTCCTCGGTGATCGCCTGCGGGAACTCGACCCAGGGGTTGTAGTCGTTGGTCGAGGACTCGTCCTCGGGAAGATCGGAGGCGGCGGCGTCCCCGAAGCGCGAGTTGGCCTCGGGGGTGGTCCCCGAGACGTCCATGTACCCAACCTCCACCACGAGACGGTCGCCCTGGGCCGTGGTGTAGTTCGCTAGGCACAGACCCCCGCCTGCCGCGAACGGGTTGCGGTTCGTGAGGGCGGTCGAGAACTCCAGGGAGGAGGACCCATCGTAGAGGTAGGCCTGCTTTGTCCCCGCGCGGTTGGCGACAAAGATCTTCCACGCGGGGTAGGCGTTGTCCGAGACGGCGAACTCGGCCCCGCGCATGCGCCCCTTTACGGCGCTGCCGCCCGAGGTGAAGACGACCCCGGCGTCGAGTGGCTTCGAAACGAACTGCCGGTCAAGGGCGGTGGAGTCGGGAGTCCAGGGGCCGATGCGCGCCCCCGTCGCCATGGCGGAGGACTTCTTGCCGAGGTTGAGTCGGTAGCGGGAGGCCTCGGCGGAGTAGTTCCACCCGAGGTCGTAAGCGGGGGAGACCTCGGCGGCGGCGGCGGAGTCGAAGTAGAAGCGCGTCCCCACCTGCTACCCCTCCTCTCGGAACCCCACCATTTTCAGGTCCTGCCGGGGAAACCCCTGGTCGGTCATCTTCGCGACCTCGGAGTCCCAATACCGGAAGGCCTCGTGAATCGAGGAGAAGTTCCGGGTGGAGACGGCCCCGAGGCCGAGGCCGCCGACCACCCGGCGCATGAACTGAAAGGTCTTGTTCTCTCGCTGCTTGGTGGTGTCGTGGAGGCGGCGGACCTCTAGGAACACATGACCGGCCCCAGGCACCCCGAACCGCGCATGGCGGACGAGGGCGATCATCGGGCCTCCTGCTATTCCTTGAACACCACGTAGACGGCGGCGGATCTCGACGCGGGGAGGGCCGCCATGTTCTTGACCGCGAGGAACTCGGCGGCCTGACAGTCCACCTCCTGATTCGGCGCGGCCACCCACACGATCCCCGCCACGATCGGCACGAACCACGTGTGGACCGCGTCGGAGAGGGACCCGTCCGCGGTGTTGTTGATCAAGGCGGTCGTCCCCAGGGAGGAGGACTTGTCCTTGCTCATCTTCACCACGGTTCCCGCGCTGCCGGTGCCCACCGTCGAGAGGCGCTGCACCTGGTAGCGGACCGGGTTGTTCGTGTCGTTCGCCGCGCCGTCGTGGGAGATCCCCACCTCGGAGAGGAGGATCACGTCGGCGGGGTTCAGTTCGATGCGGTTGAACGCCGTGGCCGCCGCCGCCGACACCGCCTGCACCATACCTGCTCGAATCATGGTCTCTCTCCTATGAGAATGTCGCTTGTGCGGTCCCGAACACGAACTCCACGGCGAAGGTCCTGACCGCCCTCACGTCCACCGCCGCGCCGCCCGTCGAGGGATCCATCGCGACCGAGTATACCGCGCCGCCCTTGAACCGCAGCGGGCCGGTGGCAACCACCCCTGGGTCCGACTCCCCCTGGAGGACGTCGGCGGTCTTCGCGGCGGCCTGCACCTGCCGCCGCAGGGTGGCGATCTCCTGGGCGAGTTCCTCGAGCGTGCGCGAGGCCATCAGGCGACGACCTCGGAGGCGACCAGGCGGAAACCGTGGCGCTCCACCAGAGAGTTGATCTCCTCCACAAGGGCGACCGCCTTCTCCCTGCGGTTCCCCGCCTCGATGCGGTTCGAGATGTAGGTCGGGGCGCCCATGTCGCCGCCGCCGTCCTTCACCCTGCGGGCGAAGTCCGAGATCGCCTGGAAGTCCCCTCGCAGGCGCGCAGGGAGGACAACCTCGCCCGGCATCAGGAGGGCGCGCACCGAGTCCCTCCCGAGGATGCCGCCCGCGATTTGGCCTCCTGGGGCCGCGTGGAGGGGGTCAGGGAGGGCGTTCACCGCCGCCGCCTCCCCTCCCTCTGCCCCAGGGCCGAACAACCCCCCCATGAACGACATGATCGCCCGGAAGATGATCGCCTTCAGGATCATACCGATAAGGTCACGAATGACCTGAATCGCGAACTGCCGCCAGTCGACGGCGGCGCCGGTCATGGCGGCGGCGAGGGTGTCACCAAAGGCCATGGCGGAGTCCATCAGGACCCCGCGCATACCCTGCTCAATGGAGAGCATTAGCTCCTCGGCCTGGGTGAAGGGGGAGACGACCGCCACCCCCATCTGCCGCAGGTTGTCGATCACCCCGAGGAGTTGCTCGTTCATCCTCTCGGCGGCGGCAGGGTCCAAAAGGCCCAGGGCGGGGCCGCCCTTGATCTGCTCGAAGGCCATCGCGATTGCTTCCAACTCGTCGTTCAGGGCCTTGATCGTCGGGAGGCCGAGGTCCGCGAGGCCCTGGATTTCGTCCCCAACCGCAGGGAACCCCTCGTCACCTTTGATCTCCTCTATGGGCATCATGAGGTCCTGGAGTTGCTTCTGCACACCCTCCAGGGAGTTCCGCAGGGCCTTGTAAGTCATCGGACTCAGCGTGCCGGTGAGCTCCTCCTTGTCGAGCATGGTGAGCGCCGCATTGACGTCTTTCAACTTCTGCTCGAACTCGGCGCCCGTCTGCGCCCCGACCTTTTTCAACGCCTGGTCGAGGGAGGACAGTTCCGACTCCTGCCCCAGGCCGGTCAGTCCGGCCCCGAGGGTATCCACGGCGTCGGCGGCCTTGACCGTCGAGGTCGCCGTCTTCCCCATGAGCAGGTTGAGAACGTCGAGGGCCTGGACCCCCTTCCCGACGACCGGGATCCACCGGCTCCAGGTGGAGACGAACGTCCCGGTTTTCACCGCCGCGTTGAGCGTGGCCTCCGCCACGCGGGCGAAGAGGGTGATCAACTTGTCGAAGGTCTCGCGGTGGGACTCTATCCACGAGGTCAGGCTCTCCAGGAGGCGGGCGAAGGCGAAGATCGCGTCCCGGACCGCCTGATTCTCCGTCACCGCGCGCCCGAGGGTTTTCAGCAGGCGCTCCCACCGGATCCCGACCGAGTCGATGGCGCCCTGGTAGGTCTTGAGCGCGATCCCCGCCGCGCCCGTCATATTGCCCTCGACCTTTTTCAGCAGGGAGTTGAAGTCCGCCACCCGATCTCCGGTCGCGGTGACCCGCAGGCCGAGTCGCTGGAGGGCGGTCATGTTCCCCTGGGCCGCCTTTGCAAACGCGAAGGCGGCGGTCTCGGCGTCCTTCCCCGTGGCGTAGGAGAAGTCCAGGACCGCCCTGGTGGCGCGCTTGAGGGACTCGCCCGAGAGGCGCCCGAGGACCGCGAGGAGGGAGGAGATCTTGTAGATCGTGGTGTCCGCGACGGTGGTCGAGGTCTCCAGGCTCTCGACGAACGCGAACATGTCCTCGCGCGCCTGCTTCCCCCCCGCGCCCACGGAGGCGAGGGCGAAGGCGAGTTTCATCTGAGCCTGCTCTTCCTCGGAGGCCTTGGCGATCCCCTCGCTCATGACATGCACGAACCCCGCGAGGAGGGCGGCGGCGGCAGCGGCAGCGGCGGCGACCCCGCCCAGGGAGAGGCCGACAGACTCCAGGGCGGCGGAGGCCTTGTTCTTCGCCTCGATGAGGATCTCCAGTTTGTGGGTGTCCACCCCGCCGCTCACCTACTCACCCCGCTTCCTGCTTTGTCGAACCAGCATGGCGTCCCTTTGGACTCCCCAGTTGTGCGCCCACATGTCAACGCAGAGGGCCGCAAAGCCGTTCTGGAACCCGAGGAACTCCGAAGGCCTGATGCCGTACCTCTGCGCCAACGAGTCGAGGCCTTCCATCAACCGCTGGTTTTGGACAAAGGGAGGACCTCTCCCGCCTCCGAACGAGAGAGGCCCGCGAACTCCAGGGCGGCGACGTAGATCACGCGCAGGTCGTCCAGGGAGAAGTCCTGGTAGGTCGGCTCTCCCTCCCCTGGGCGCGCGAGGCGCGGGGAGACGAGGGCCGCCGTCACAATGCGGCCCATCATGGTGAACACTTCCTCCAGGCCCGCGACCTTCTCGGGCGTGGCTTCCTGGACGGTGAGGGCGAGGGCCGAGAGATCGGGGAGGCCCTTGGTGGCGACCACGAAATCGGCGGGGGAGATCCGCCGGATCACGACATGGCGCCCATCGGAGATCTCGACGGTCTTCCTCGCCTGGGCGAGGAGGTCGGCGGCGGTGAGAAGTGCGGGGTCCTCCTGAGACATTGGTCCTCCTGCGCCTGCTAGGCGACGGCGGTTTCGGTGTTCTTGACCACCAGGTTCAGCATGAGGCCCGAGGCGGGCTTCAGAACCTTGAACGCGAGAGAGGCCTTGACGATTCCGGGGCCTTCGATCTTCACCGGGTCCTCGGTCATGATGCACTTGAGGGCGGTGATTGCGAACGAGTAGTTCGAGGGCGCGAGGGCGGGGCCGGTGCAGATCAATTCGAGTTTGAACAGGGTCCCAGCCTCCGCCTTCTGCCACAGGGCCTGGGTCGCGTCGAGGACCATGGTCCCCGTGATGCTCGGGCGCGTGCCCCCGCGAACCGGCTCGATGATGTTCTTCGACCCCAGGCCGCGCCGCCCGTCGTCGAGGCCGTTGTCGATCGTGAGATCGCAGGCCGTCACGCCCGCCTGGACCGCGTCGTCGATCTCCACCGTGGTCTGGTGCCCCGCGCAGTAGAGGGTTGACCCTGGGAAGGTCGGGGAGGTCTCGGCGATCTCGACGACGTCCTTCGCGACCACGTCAAACTCGAACTGCACGTTCCTCTCGGGCGCCGCCGAGATCTTCAGGCGGTTGATCTTCGCCCCGACGTAGCGGTGGGCGAGGGTGATGTCCTTGAACACGGAGAGCGACAGGCCCTTCCCCGCCTTGATCTCGCCCGCCTGCACGTCCATGGTGTGGGAGTACTGCGTTCCCGACACCAGGGCGTCGACCGAGGCGCCCCAGGTGTGCTCCAGGAGGCGGAGGAGGCCCTCGTAGGAGGCCTCGATGGCGAAGGACCCGGCGCCGTAGAACTTCGCGTCGTAGATCCTCCCCTCCCTCTCGTAGAGGTCGCGGGTGACGGGGACCGCCTCGCGGTCGCGCCCGACGCCCAGGGATTCCGAGACGAGTTCCGCGAACTTGGTCGGGGTCGTGGAGGTTCCCCAGGTCGATTCCTCGGCCCACCCGATGTGTGCGTTTCTCCCTGCGCCCATGTGCTACCTCCCCTTGCGGGCGGCGGGTTTGGCCTCCGCCTCCACCGGTTGATAGTTCTCGGTCTGCTCCAGGAGGCGCCCGCCGAGGTCCTCGTCCACCTCGAACGGATCGCCCCTCTTCACCACGCGCCCGTCCACGAGAACGGCCTCTCCCATGCTCCCGACGTATGCGATCTTCACGGCGCCCCCATTGTGTGGCGGTAGGTCACCGCCAGGAGAATGTCGGCCACATGCACCTTCCCCGCGATAGTAGCACTCGTGGTCAGGCCCGCGAAACCCTGGACGACGGAGTCGAGGGCGAGGCCCCCGAGGGAGGGGTCCGCCTCAATCTTCGCCTCGACCTCCTGGTAGAAGTCGAGGAACGGCTCGAGACCGTTCCCCTCCCTGATGCAGGTGGCGAGGGCGAAGACCGCGGTGCCTTCCTTGGACCGCATTGGCGACCGCATCTTCGCCTCCTCGGGGAGGACCACGTAGCAGGCGGGGACCTTCCCCTCGGGGAGTTCCCACCACCCCATGAGATCGTTTCCCACGCCCAGGGTGACAACCGAGGTCTGCGAGAGGAGGCCGACGATCTCCGAGAGGATCGAGCGCAACTTGCTGCGCCCCGCCTGGGTGGTGACCTTCACCAGCGCCTGGGTGCATCGAGAGGCGGGAATGGTCTGCGCCGGGGTGTCGGTCCTGATGAGGAGTCGAGTCGAGTAGAGGAATCCCCTCGACCAGGCGAGGCCGCGCAAAGGATCCGTGGTTTGCGGGTCGAAGTTGAAATCCGTGTAGGGATCCTGGGCGATGGACTGGAGGGCCGTGCCGTACAACTCCGATCCGCCCAGGCGCAGGCCCATGGAGAACAGGGTGCCGTTCACCTCCGGGTCGCCCCCAGGCCCAGACACCAGGGAGAAGGGCGAGACGGAAACGATCTCCTCCGCCGGGGGGATCAGCGCAATGTCCGAGGGTTCGAGGCCCCAGGCGTCGACGTTCCCCGCGATGGCGAGTTTGATGTAGGAGGCGTCTTGGTCCGGGGTGCTCTTGGGATCGTTGACCGCGTCCCAGGATTGGGCCGCGCCCACGACGGGGTTCTGATTCGGGGCGGCGTTCGAGGCGGGGCGAATGTAGTAGTCGGTCATGCGACCCCCGCCTCGGTCTTCGCCCGCCGCAGGGTGGCGACGTAGGCGTCCCCGAGTTCCTCGACGATCATCTGCCGCGACTCCGCGAGGGCGGGCCCCAGATACGGGCGCGCGGGAATGACCCCGCCCTGCTTCGTCTTCCCCCCGAACTCGTGGATCGCGGCATAGACGACCCTGGTGCCAACCTTCCCCTGGACGCCCTCGGGGGTGCGCGTCACCTTCGCCCCGATGCTCTGGCGCAGGCGCCCCGAGACGACGCCCAGGAGGTAGGGCGGGTTCGACGCCCGCTTCCCGATGACCCGCGCCTTGGCCTTCCCCGCGACGAACTCGACCACCCGCGCCATGCGCTTTGCGATCTCGTCGTTCAGGTGCGCCTCGGTCAGTTGCATGAGGGCCTTACCGGACACGCCCCCGCGCAAGAGGAAGGCGTAGGCCCCGCCCAGGCGAGGAGGCGCGAGGGTCGGCATCAGACCCGCCGGGCGCGGAAGGCGCTCAACTGCTTCAGGAGATCGGAAAAGTCCACCGCCGCCGCCTTGACGGTGATCGACCCGTCCCTGAGGCTCTGCGAGGTGACAAAGGGGTTCTCTTTTGTTCCCCAGGCGCGCGCCACCATGAGGATCGCGACGTGCTCTATCGCCGGGTGCATTGACCCAATGGCGTACCCCGCCGTGTACGAGACCTTGTGATTCCTCGGGGCGCCCCGCATCCAGGGCATGAACCCTTTGCGAATCAGGAGGCCCCGGTCGGGGTCCAGGAAATACTCCGAGGAGGCGACCAGGTTGGGGGCGGTGAAGTCGTTGTTCTCGGAGTAGTAGACCGAGGCCACGGCGGAGACGGGATACTCCCGCAGGCTGAGGGTCGGCGTCCCACTCCCGTCCATGTACTGCACCACCGCGGCCTGGGAGAGAACCCGGTCGGAGTGCTGCTCGATCATGGACGAGATCCGGGTGACGAGTTTCCCGAGGAGGGCGTCCTGTGGGCCTGCCGCCGCAGGGAGGCCGAGGTACTCCTTGACGTTTGCGAGGGTGGTCAGGTCGCCCACGGGAGCCTCCCGCTACCGGGTCTCGGCCCGAACCGCGAACGTCTCGTGCGGCCCCGTCCCGGTGATGTACCAGGCGGCGCGAATGTACCCGGCGGGGGAGAAACACATCGCCCCCCAGGCGGTCGCCGCCGAGATCATCGTGGTTTCCTGCACAATGTTCGCGCGGTCGGACGCATTGGTGGTGGTGTTCTCTTTTTGCACCGATTGACAGGGCAGGGCCGCCCAGGTCGTCCCTCCATCGGGCGAGGCCTGGAGGTAGACGTAGAAGGCGGTCACCGTCCCGGACCCCGTCGAGAGGTTCACCGCGACGAAGATGTAGCCACCGTTGATCGGGATCGCGGCCCCCTGCCCTGCGGCGGTGTGATCCCCGGAGGCCTCCAGCACATACTGCGCGGCCTGCGCCTGGGGGCCGAAGAGGCCCAGGGCGCCCAGGAGGAGGCCGACCAGGAGGGCCTTGACGACCCCTGCGCGGCCCTGGGCGCGGTTCTTCGGCGGCCCGGCGGGGGCCTTGCCCTGTTCGGAGGCGTGCGCCTGCTGGGCGGCGACCTCCGCGCACCAACCACGGGCGATGAACTTCTCGGCCATGCCGTCGTCCTGCACGGTGATCACCTCTCCCTTGGCGCCGATGTTGTCCACCTTCTCGAGCATTCGGAGTCGCTTCATGTGAGGGGTCCTCCTCGGGGAGAAGGCGGGGGCCGCCTCCGAAGAGACGACCCCCGCCGGTATTGAACTCAGGCCGCGAGGCCCGAGGGGATTGCTACGGCGCGGCGTTCAGGACGCCGACGAGGCGCGTCATGGACAGGTTCGCGCCCACGATGATCGCGGTCCGCTTGAGGAGCCGCATCGCGATCTGCGCGTTGTTGAACGCGACATGCTCGGAGACGTCGAAGGTGAGGCCCAGGAGGTCTCCGATGATGATCCCATCGGCCCAGGGGCCGAAGTAGATGTTCGAAGCGGTCGAGGCCGACCCCTGGGTGCGGGTGAGGGAGATCCGGTCCGAGGTGAAGACCGGGTATCCCAGGAGCGTTCCCTCCTGCCCAGTGTTGAGGGCGGGGTTGGTGATGGCGAGGATCCTCCCGATGTCGTCGCGGTTGAAGATCGGGTAACCGGACGAGTCCTTCAACTGCACGAGGCGCGAGAGGATCGTGGGGTGCATGATCCACGCCGCTCCCGCGCGCCTGGTCGAACGCTTCACCCCCTTGAACAGCGTGGTCACGAGAGGCTGGTAGGCGACGTTCGCGCCGTCCGTCCCCATCGAGACTTCGTTCACGATCGTCCCCGCCGAGGCGGCGGCGAGGCCGGTGAAGTCGGTCCCGTCGCCTTCGAGCGCCTGGGCGTCCTCGTAGAGGCCGTAGGCCTCGGAGGCGCGCAGGAGCCAGTAGTCGAGGATCCCGATGGTGGAATCCGCGAGGACCTGGATGGAGGCGAGACCCCGGACGGCGATCATCTTCGCCTGGAGGGTCTTCTGACCGAGGGTCGGCTCGCTCTCGGAGATCGCCCCCGCCTCGGCCACCGCCGCCACCGTGATCCCACCCGCGTCGGTGGGGATCAGGTGCTTTTCGGTGGTCATGGGGAACTTGCTCGCGAGGGCGCGCACGCACCCGGAGTCCTCCGCGATCCGCAGGACCATGGCCTCCACCGGCTGCGGCACGGTGTAGCCACCGGTCGAGTTGGTGGACTCCGCGAAGGCCGCCTTGGTGGTCACGCCACCCTGGAGCGCCTTCTCGATGTTCTCGTTCTCCTCGGCGCACTTGGCGTGCTCCGAGGCGAAGCGACCGATCTGCAACTTCATCGCGTTCTTGAGCCACACCTCCATGGCCGCGAGGGTGTGGGGATCGCGGGTCGGGTCGATCTCCCTCGACCCGATCTTGTAGTGCCGCCCGCCGCTGCGGGCGTAGGCGTCGACCATTCCCTTGTACCGCTCGGGGATGGCCGCCTTGATCGCGTCCTGGGCGAAGAGGCCCGAACCCTGGACGCGCTTGTCGAGCGCCTTCTGGACGTTCGACACCCACTTTTCGTGGTCCAGGAACTTCGCGGAGATCAACCCCGCGTCCGTCTGGACCTGGGCGACCTTCCCCGCGAGGTCGGCCACCGACGCGGCGGTCGCCTTCCCCTGGGCGTCGATGGCGTCGAGGCGCCCCGAGGCCATGTTCTGGATCTCGTCCAACTGCTTTTTCAGTTCAGGGTCCACGGCGTTCTCCTCTGAGAAGAGTGCGAAGGGTTGAGAGCCGGAGGGAGACCTCTATCTTCCCCAGGCGGTCGAAGACCTCGCGCGTCTGCTCGGGCGTGACCGCCGGATCCGGCGTGGCCTCGGGCTGCGGGAGGAAGGCTTTGAGTTCGTTGAGGGTGAGGCGGACCAGGCCGTTCTTCACGGCGTTCCCCAGGGCGTCGGGGTGCATGCCGATGGGCACCGCGGAATACTCCAAGAGCTCCTGGTCGGTGTATTCGAACCCGAGGATCATTTCCCGGTCGTCGAGGATGGGTTCCCAGGCCCTCGGGCGGAACCCCACCGACCAGGCGCGCATCACGTCTCTCTCGTAGAGGCCCGCGATCTCCTGGGCGAAATCGGCCACGTCAAACTGCGTCTTGGCCTTGACGTTCTTGCCGACGATGGAGAGGCCCTTGTTTGTCCCAATGGGCGGGCGCGCGTAGTCGTGCGCCCACATGACCACCGGGTTCTTCTCGAAGTTGCGGAAGTCCCACCCGGCCACGCGGACAATGTCCCCCGCGCGGTCGGACGACTCCCTGGAGATCACGTGGGAAATGGTGCGGGTTTCGACGTCGAAGGACTCGGCCCTCTCGACGAAAACGCCTCGGACAACTGCGGGGGGAATGCGATCGTTGACCTTCACGATTCCTCCTCACCGCCTCCTGCGGGCGAGAGTTCCTCGGCCCTGATTGGGATAGTAACACACCGGCAGTTGATGACCTGTTCGGCCTCCCCGTCCGGGTCGCCGGGGTACTTGAGGTTCTGCACGAAGGCCTCGCCGACAGGCACCGCCTCTCCCATCAGGGCCTCATGGAGGTCCCGAACGCGGTCGTCCGCCGAGGTGAGCCACTGGTGGTATTCGATCCCCGCCTCTTTCATCCCGAGGTAGCGGCCCCCGTTGAACGCCTGGGCCGTCTCGGTGCGCGCGATGGTCATCGCCCTGCCGCGCGCCACGTCGAAGACCTCGCGGACCCTCTCGGCCAACTGCTTGACCGACTCGCCCTCCGCGATCCCTTCGGAGAGGGCCTCTCGAACGTCCTGCCGGATGGTGTCGGAGACCCGGCGGATCCGCATTTCCTTGGACGCGAGGAAGGCGACCGCCTTCGGGTCGAGGAGGTCGAACGAAACCTCGACGCCCGTCTCCTCGCCCAGGGCGGAGGCGCCCTGCTCCGCCGCGCGCGTCCAGGCGGCGCGGGAGATCTTGACCAACTTCACGCGCGCCTCCTCCGCGTCGAACAGGAGGCCTTGCGTCTCCGACTTCACCGCGCGCGGGAGGGTCTCGCTGTTCTTCTCCAGGCGCCGCAGGACCTCGGCCCGCAGTTCCCATACCCAGGACTTCACGGCCCTGGAGTAGGAGCGGGCGATAGGCGTCCAATGCGCCGCGAGGTTCTCGTAGGTGGCGTGCCGCGCCCTCTTGACCTGGGCCGCCTTGCGCGCCGCCTTCCCTCCGCCCTGGGGCATTTCCTCGGGGATCTCCGCCTCGGGAGGCGCGGGTTCGAGGGCGAGGCCCGCCGGTTGCAGGCCCAGGGGTAGGAACCCTTCCTCGAGCCAGGGCCGCCCATCGGTCGGCATGCCGAGGTCGAGGCGGTCGTTCACGTCTGCCGCAGGCCACCCCATGTCCCACAGGGCCTTGCCGGTGCCGACCTTTTCCTTGTAGTCGGCGGAGGCGATCTCCGCGAGGACCGGCTCGGTCTTGAAAAAGAACTCCGACCCCGCCTCGTATCGCTGGAGGAGATCGCGCGTGAGGGCCGCCTCGATGTACCGGATCTTCGGGAGGAGGGTGACGTGCCAGAAGAACTTGAGTTGCTCTCGGGAGTTCGCGTAGTTGGCGTACTCGAACACCCCCGCGATGGCGGGCGGCACCCCGAAGACCGAGAGGATCTGTTCCCTGGTGAACCGGCGGCCCTCCAGGAATTGCATGTCGTTCTGCGAGAGGTCCACGGTGAACGGGCGCACGCCGCGCGGGAGGGCGCCCGCCTTGTGCGCACCCTGCCCCGCCTGCTTCGCCTGCCACAATTCGAGGAACCGCTCGCGGTCCTCTTCGAGCCACTCCTGCTCTCCCTCGACGTAGAAGAGGATCGGCGGCACCGCGAAGTTGCCGAAGAACGCGTTGTTGTAGTTCGCCATCCTCCAGTCCCCGGTGATCTCCACCTCCGCCGCCTGGAGAGGCGCGAGTCCACGGCAGGGATCGTAGGGGTTGTTGTATCGGAGGAAGGTCAGGTCCTCGGCCTCGACCTCCTGCGGCCCCGAGGGGGTGTTCCACGTCCAAACCGTCACCGCCTGCCCCACCTTCACCTTCGGGGTCATCTGCGCCGGGTCAATGAGCCAGATCTCGTTCGGTTTCAGGGGGGCGCGCGCGTTCTCCTGCGCCCGCTGCGAGTGGAGGAGGAAGGCCTCACCCCGGATCTCCAGGAAGGTGACGACCGCCTCTATCAGTTGGTCCCCGACCATGGTGGGCGAGGGCGCCGCGAGGAGGGAGGGAAGCCAGTGCCCCTCGACCGCCTCTTCCTCGACGGAGGACTTGCGCCCAGGCGGGTTCGCCTTCCACACCTCGCCCTGGAGTTGGGCGATGGCCGTCGCAATCGTCTTCACCGCGCGGTAGACGGTGGGCGCCTGACCATAGGGGCGCGAGAGGTTCGTCCGCACCAGGGGCAGGAGGGTGTCCAACCCCGTCTGCCACATTTCCGGGGTGACGACCGAGCGCATGGTCGGCCACCCCCAATCGGCGCCCTTCTCCCGCGTCTGCGAGGCCTCGGCGCGCGCGCGCGTCCTGCGTCCGAGGGCGGCCAAGGCCGCGAAGGCGTCGCGGACGTCGCGGTAAATGCTCATGAGGGCACCCCCGTTATCAGGTTGGTCAGGCCGAAGATCGCAAGGCCCATGCTCCAGACAATGTCGTCGGAGAACCCCTCGGCGGCCTTGTAGCGAACGGACGTTGCGAGTTGCGTTCTCTCCAGGGTGTCGGCCTCGGAGATCGCCTCCGCGATCCACGGCATAGCGATCCGCCTCTGCTCGACCGCCACCTGGAGGGACTGGACCATGTCTTTTTTGTTCTCCGTGTTGAAGGTGACGCCCGAGAACCGCACCGCGGTGTTCACCGAGGCCTTTGAGAGGACCTGGGCGACGGCGCTCCCGACTCCCGTCGCGTCAAAATACACCAGAACGCTCTGCTGCCGCTCCGCGTCCTTCTCGGCGCCCGGCGCCCTCTCGCCTTTCAGGACGGAGAACGACCGCAAGGCCGTGACCGCGCGCGCCGCCTGCACCTCCCACTTGAGGTTCTTCATCGACATGAGATACAGGAGGCGGCCCGACTTCCTGCCCCATACCGTGAGGACCGAGGGGTTGACGTGCTCGCCAAGGTCCATGCCGCCGACGCAGGGGCCGTCCCTCTCGGGGTTCCAGGCGTCGAGGTAGGGCATCTTGACCGGGTGGAGATCGTCGCCGCCCAGGGTGCAGACCGGGCGCAGGTCGAGGATCCCGGTCCCCATCTCCAGGAACTCGGCCTCGTAGAGGCGGCGGAACTCGTCGGTCGGGAGTTGGGTCTTTTCCTGGGCGATGAACTCCCGGTAGTCGGCGGCCTCCTGGGCGGGGAGGGCCTCGGCCATGTCCTCCCAGGTCCACCGCATGTAGGCGAGGACCGCCGTGTCCTTGGAGGTCTGCGCCTGCCGCGCGAGGCGCCAGAACTCGCTCATGGAGTAGGTCGGGTTCCCTATGAACCGCATCGGCCCGAGGGTCGCGCTGCGCCTGGTCGAGAGGATCGCGCGCGCCGCCTGGGTGAGGAGGCCCGCCTCGTCCACCACGATCGCGTCGACGGTCGGCCCCTGGAGGTTCTCGTCCCTCTCCCACGACCGCGCCTCTATGACCGCGCCGTTGATCAGCGTGAGGCGTAGTTTGCCGTCGAGGGCGGAGTGGAGGACGCCCGCGCTGCGCGCGAGATCGCGGACCAGGCGGTAGCCAACCTCGGCCTGGTAGTAGGTCGGCGCGGCCCACCAGTTCCGGGAGTTGGGTTTCTCCCAGGCCTTCCCCAGGAGCCAACAGGCGCAGGCGAAGGACTTGCCGATCTGCGTGGCGGAGACCACCACCAGGTCCCGCGCGGGGTGCAGGATAAACCGCACCTGGTAGGGGCGCAGGGGAGGAAGGCGGAGGGTTACTCGCGCACGAGAAGCAGGGCGAACCGCAACCGCTCTTGCCACTCCGCCTCCCAGGCGCGGGCCTCGGGGCGCCGCATGGCCGTGATCAACCGCGCCTCGGCGCACCGTTGACAGGAATCAGTCCCTCGGGTGAGGGCGGATCGCAGGAACTCCCGAGGGAGAACGGCGCCGCAGTTCCGGCAGCGTCCGCCCCTGGGCCGCATGCCTACTCGTTGTGCGAGCCGTTGCCGTTCCCGTTCTTCTGCGGGGGGAACGCCGCCTCGCCCGAGGAGAGTTCGCAGACGTATACGCGGGCCTCCAGGGGAACGCCGGGCGGGGTGGAGTGTTCGAGTTCCTGCTTCACCCTGCCCCACATGCGGTCTTGCATCGCGGTGAGGGCGGCCATGAATCGAGAGTCGGTCGAGGCGCGCAGGGCGGCGAGCCAGGAGGTCCGCGCGAGGCGGAGGTCGGCCTTGTTCGTCTTCTCGAACGCCGCAAGGGCGACCTGGTCCTCTGCTATGACCGCGCGCAGGACGTCGCGCGAGAGGGCGGCCTTGACCAGGTCCATGCGCCCGCCGATTGCGAGCGTGGTCGCGTTGGGGGATCCGGGAGGGCGACCCCTCTTCCGCTTACCCTGCTTGGTCTTGGGGTGCGCCGCCACCGTCCGCCTCCTGGTCGAGAACGATCTCTCCGAACTCGCAGGCCCCAACGCGCTTCGTGGCCGCCTCGGGGTCCCCCTTCACGAAAACTAGCACGTTCTGGTGGGCCTTGCCGAGTTTGCGACTCCCCTCGAACATGCGCGCCACGCGGATCGGCAGAGACCCGGCAGGGGTGATGAGGATCGCCTCGTTGTAGAAGGCGAGGCCGCCCTCCTCGAACGCGGCGACGGTGCGGCCCACCAGGTTGCGATACACCCCGCGCGCGTCTCGGTAGTCGCCCACGACGTAGCAGGCGAACGAGTCGGGCCGGAGGAGGCGGCAGGCCTTGACGATCACCTCCCGGTAGGCGGCGTCGAACTCCTCGTCCTGCATGGCGGAGAGATCGCGCGGGTCGTCGGAGTACCGCTCGAGACTCCCATAGGGCGGACAGGTGAAGAGGAAGTCCACGGGTTCCTTGCAGACCTTGTCGAGGGCGCGCGCGTCCCCGAGGGTCCACCTCGGCATCGGCGGCCCTCCCTCGCCCAGGCCTGGGAACGCCGTCCCCGAGGCGCGTACGCGGCCCAGGAGGGCGAATACGTCGCGCCTCTGCGCCTCGTTGGCGGCCTTCTGCGCCTGGGAGAGTTCCACCCCCAGGTAGCGGCGGCCCAGGAGGGCGGCGACGATCCCCCGCACGGACCCGCCCGCGAAGGGGTCGAGGACCAGGCCACCGGGCGGCGACCACCACCGGTAGGCCAACTCGCACAGGACCGGGTCGAAGATCGACGTGCCCCGATACGACTCCGAAGGGACCCAGTGGTTCTCGCGGAAGTCCGGGGTTGAGAGGGTGCGACCGAGGCGCGCCTCGACCTCGCGCTTCTGCGCGTAGAAGGTTGGGTCCTTCCCCTGCACCCCGCCTCTCCACAGGCCTCGGTTCTGTCGCCTCTGCGCGAGGGTCTGGACAGGGTTCGGGTGCGCCTTGGGAGGAGGCGGGTGACTGGAGGCCCGCAGGGGAAGGACTTTGGACAGGTCATCGAGGGCCTGGGCGTCGAGGAAGTAGGCGAGGGCCTCGGCCTCGGTCCCCTTCCGCCCGTAGTGCTTCGCCCAGGCGCGCCGCAGGGTCGTCATGCACCGCGCCGCGAAGGACGCCGACCAGGGCAGGGCGCCCAGGGGCGCGAGGTGGAGGTATTCCCCCGCGCACTTCGAGCAGACGCCGCACCGTCCAGGGAGGAGATCGACGCCGTGCACGCGCTTCGCCGTGCGGCGGTGGGCCTCGCGGAACCGCGCGCCGATGAGACATGACCGGATCTCCGGCAGGAGGTCGGGCCTCTTCGCCACCTCGCGGAACGAGTCGGAGTTCGAGGCGAGGAGGTGATCGACGCGCAGGCCCTTCCACACCTGGGCGAGGTGAACCGCGGTGGCGTCGACGACCTCGACGGCATCGGAGACCCCGGTCTCGACCACCTCGGCGTCGAAGGCGTGCGAGCGCATGGTGCCGAGGGCGAAGAGGCGGACCCCCTGCCGCGCCATGAGGTCGGCGGCGCAGGCGAGGAGGAAGTTGTTGCGGATCGGGTTCTCGACCCACTCCGCCTTGCCCTCGTGGTCGAGGCGGACGATCTCCAGGGGCAGGCCCAGGAGCGGCGCGAGGGCGCGGGCGGCCTTCTCCTCCTCGGCGGCGGCGTAGCGGTTGGCGCCTGCGACATGGACAAGGACCACGCGCTTCCCCTGGGCGACCAGGCGCAGGGCGACCGAGACGGAGTCCTTCCCTCCCGAGAAGACGACGCAGGCGCGCGCCTTGTCGGCCTTGGCGCCGCCGCCCCTGACCGGCATCCAGTCGTGCACCTCGGGGGGTTCCCCTCGGTAGACCAGGGAGAGGAGCGCCTCTGCCCCCTGGGGTGCGGAGGCGATAGATCGCGGCAGGGGTTTCGCGGAGAGGGAGTTGAGCAGGCGGAGGTAGGCGTGGGCGACCTCGCCCATGGCCTCGGGGTGAACGAACCCGGTCCTCACCGGGCGCCCCCGCGCGTTGCTGCACGAGGCCTCGGCGTTGCTATACGAGGCGGGGTCGTTGCTGCATCAGGCCCCTTCGTTCCTGCACGAGGCCCGATCGTTTCAGGGCGGCGCCTCTTCCCGTTCGAGAGGACGGTCTCCGAGAACTTGAGCAGGTTCTCGCCGCGTCCGATCTCGGACTTGATGCCCAGGGAGAGCCACGCTTCCTTGCGCGCCCGCCAATACCCCTGCCGGGCGTCGAGGATGGAGAAGGGCGGCACGCCGAACCGTTCCGCGAGGGTGGCGACCTTCTGCGCGGCGGCCTGGGCCTCGGCGTCCTTTGCGAGGGAGGCGATGGCGGCGGCGATCTCGGCCTCGGAGAACCCGGTCGCCGCGAGGGCGTCGGCCTGGTCCTGTATCTCCTGGATGACGAGCGCCAACTTCTCCGGGTCGAACTCCCCGCCGATCCGGTTAAGGGCGAGGTTGAGCGCCTTCTCCTCCACCGCGCCCAGGGAGACGAAGACCACGGGCACCGACCGTAGGCCGATCTTCTCCGCCGCCCTGCACCGCTGGTGGCCGCCGACGATCATGGGCCTGGGGTCCGAGGCCTTCCACCCCTGGGCCGCCTCGCGCCGGTTGGCGATCACCGGGTCCACGAACCCGAACGTCCGCAGGGCGCGTTCGAGGGATTCCATCTCGGCGGTCGGCATGGAGCGGGGGTTGTAGGGCGCGTGGTGCAGGGAGGCGAGCGGGACCGATTCGATGCGGGCGGCAGAGGGTGGCGGGGCGGGCGCGGCCTTTTTTCCCACGGGGTCTTTACTCCTCCCGCGCGAGAGCCTACGCCCGCCCCCCAGGTCAGGTCAAGGAACCGGCGGGTCCTCCAGGAGGACGGTGATGCGGAGGGCGGCGGGGCCTCCTGCCCTTTCCTGCCGGTAGGAGAAGCGTGCGGACTTGGGGTCGTCGTTGAGGATAAGGCCCGCCTCTCGGCACAAATCGCGGATCGCCTTGACGCCCCCCTTGAAGTTGTCGTCGTCGAACTCGCGTTCGCCTGGGCCGATAAACCGGGTGAAGAGGACCAGGCGGAACCCGGTGGCCTTGGAGTCGTGGGGGACGCCCTTGAACCACGGGCGCCAGTCGCGTTTGACGGCCTCGCGTGCCCAACGCATTTTCCGGTAGCGGCGGTTGAGGTCGTTGAGGGAGGGAGGGCGGAGGGGAATGGTGCGGTCGAAGCAGGCGCGCCACCTTCTCCGGTCTACCTCGGAGTTGGGATCTACCACAGGGTCTCGGGGGTTCTCACCCCCTCGCGCCTCCCGCCCGCCTCCCGCCGAGCCTACGCCCTGGTCGTGGTCGGGGTCAATGACGTTCGGAGGGAAGGCGGCGGTGGTGCCGGATCCGTTGCAGAGGGTGCAGGTGATCCGGGTGGGGCGTTTCCCTGGGGCCTTGTAGCGGAGGGTTCGTTCCCCCTCGCATCGAGGGCAGGGCCGGTCGGAGGCGGCGTCGGTCACGGATGGTCCTCCCTGGGGAAGAGGCGCGCCTGACCGGACTTCCTCTCCCGCGTGCGGCGCGCGTTGGACATGTGGCGGGGGTGGTCGTATCGGAGGTGGCACCTCTGGCACATGGCGCGGAGGTGGGCGAGGTTGCAGCAGAGGGGGTCGCAGGCGCAGGGCCCACCCTTGGCGTTGAGGTGGGCGGTGGTGAGAACGATGCGGCCTCCGGCGAAGACGGCGGCGGCGCCCTGCCGTTCGGTGCACCGCCTGGGGGTTTTCCAGACCAGGCCGTCCGCGCGCTTGGTCATGGTGGGCGGGTGGAGGCCGCACTCGCCGTGGCATTCGCATCGCCCCTGGGCGCGGGTGGCGACCTGGAGGCGAACGCGCGCCCAGGCCTTCGGGTCCGGGTGCCTCCAGGAGATCCGGGTCACCGCGCGGGTCTCGCGGCGAGGAGGAGGTTGACGACCTCGGCCCACTCCGCCTGGAGGGCGGCGCAGGCGAGGTCCTTCGACCCCGTGTGGTATTCGTCCTGCGGGTTGTCGCAGACCGGCCCCGTGCAGGGCGGGTGCGGCGAGGCGCAGGTGCACCCCATGACGTGGGTCTTGGAAATAAGGCGCAGGGTGGCGGCGGTTATCATGAGGCTCACCGGCGGAACCCCGCGCGGTTGATCCACTTCCCCTGCCATCCGACGTCCCTCATGCTTCCCCCTGGGGCATGGGGAGGATCACCCGAGGGGTGACGACCGCCTCTCCGTTCTGGACGACCCGGATGAACCGTTCGCAGATGCGCGCGGCGTCCTCCAGGCCGCGCCCCTGGACCTGGAGGGCCTGACCGGTCTCGGGGTCCTTGTAGCGGACCTCCGCGACCCTCCCCTCCAGGGCGACGGGCGGCCCAGGGCGAACGACGAACCGGGTGCCCTGGTCGTCGCACCACAGTTGGTGGCAGAAGTTCCCGTCGCGGTCCTTCCCCACTAGGTGGGTCAGGAACGCGGCGAGCATGATCGCGGCGCCTGCGCCCACGGGGGCGAAGGCGGGGTCGGCAAGGACCTTGTTCGCGGCGGCGACCAGGTCCTCCAGGGTCAGGCGTTTCCTTCTCGGGTCGATATTCACGGCTCCTCCTCTCCCTGCGGCGGCAGGGGTCAATGTGAGATCCTGGGGTCTCCTGGAAGAACGATGTTGATGCCCCGCAGGTCTCTAAACTGTTTCAGGAGTTGGCGGTTCGCTTCCTTCGCGTACTCCAGGACGTCGTAGACGGCGCACTCCTTGAGGTGGTCGAACTTCACCGAGGGATCCACCAGAACGCGGAACCCGGCGGCGTTGGCCTTGCGGTAGAAGTAGACGTCCTCGGTGATCTTGATCCGCGAGGTGACCGGGTCCCTTTCGTCGAGGAAATAGGGCAGGGGGAGGGCGTCGAAGACCTCCATCTTCACCAGGAAGACGCCCCCGGCGGCGTCGCAGATGAACGGCTCCTCCACCCCGACCTTCATCACCTGGTCATAGGTGCCGGATCCGTTCTTCTCGAACGTGACGGGGAAGAGGGTCGCGGGGACCTGGCTTCCCTGGTGCTCCGCCGGTTGCCACCCGAGGGTCTCGGCGGCGACGATGGGGGAATCGTGGAGGAGGAGGCGCCACCAGTTGGTGAGAGGCGGCATGTCGTCGTCCACGAAGAGGATCCGCGAGGGCCTCGGGTCCATCGCGCGGGCGGTCTCAATGGCGACGTTGCGCGCGTAGGCGAGGGGTTTGTACTTATTGAGCCACAGGGGCCGGATCGCCCAGGGCGCGGAAGGGTCCGCGGTGACGAGGGCGGCCTCGTAGAGCATGTGCGCCACCCCTGCGGCGACCCGCCCCGAGAGGGTCGGCAGGGCGAGGACGATCTCTTCCTTGGCGACCGGAGGCGTCAAGATCCGCACCCCAAGTACCGAAGGACCCCGAACCAGGCCGCGAGGAACGCCCAGGCCGCGAGGCCCAGGAGGGCGAGGGAGAGGAGTACGACGGCGGCAGAGGCCGCCACGGCGGCGACGGAGGCCGCCCAGGGCGGGCGCCGATCCCCAGGGGCAGGCGCGGGGGCAGGCGTCGCGGCCCACTCCCGGAAGGCGGTGAGTTTCTCGGCGGCCCAGGTTCCAAGTCCACCAACGCGCGTCGGCATCAGGGTTTCCCTCCACAGTCGGGGTTGTCGGCGGGGTCGTAGGCGGTGACCTCGGTCACCAGGAACGCCCCCACCGCAGGTTGAGGCGCCGGAGGAATGACCCACCGGCACCGAAGGCCCTCCCCGTCGTGCAGGTCGGCGCAGTACGAGGCGGGGACAGTCTCGAGCGCCGACCAGGAGAAGGGCGAGTAGACCGGCATCGGTTCACCGCTCACCATGGTCGTTCCGATGACCTCGCGGAAGGCCCACCGAACGGTGTAGTGCAGAGGCCCCGCCTCGGCGCCTCCCCTGCAATCGAGCAGAGGAGGCGCCCAGGAGAGCAGGGCCGCCAACAGGGCGGCGAGGATCACGCGGGCGGCACCGCGCGGAGGATCCGCCGCCTGGGTCGCTTCTTCGGCGCGGGCGCGGGTGGTGCGGCCTCGGCCTCGGAGACCGACATGGTCCTGGTCTCCCAGGCGTCGGCGCAGACCTTCGAGCAGAGGGGTTGATCGAGCACCCCTCCGGTGGTCCTGGAGGGCGCCCCGTTGATCTCCGCGCCGCACTTGGCGCAGGTCCAGACCGGCAGGGGCCGCCCCTCGATGGTCGCGAGGGCGTCGGAGGCCGCGTAGAAGTCCGCGAACTCCTGGACGATCTTGCCGTCCGCGTCGGCCAAGACGAACCGGGGCGGTCGGTCACCTTCGAGCGCGCGAACGATGGAGTATCCGGTCGGCGCGGGCGCCGCGGTGGCGGCCTCCGCCTGTGGAGCGGAGGGTGGGATCGGGATGGTGAGTTGTGCGGCGGCCTCGGCCTCCTCGGGGCGGAGGGCGCGCGAGGCGATCTCCTCCCCGGTCTCGACCGAGACGAACCGCATCGCATTCGAGTCGAAGTCCACGATCTGGCGGCAGAGGACCTCGACCTTCTCTTCGCCCGAGTGGAGGATGCCGCGCAGGCGGCGCACCTCGGCCTTTGCGTCACCCTGGAGTTCCTTGTAGGTGGCCGCCGAGGCCTTCGCGTTCTCCTCGTGGGTTTCGAGTTCGCCCAGGGCGGTCACCAGGTCCTCGTGCAGGACCAGGCGCCGGGTGTCGGTCAGGGCGCGCATGTGCGCCTTTCGTAACAGGGGCAGGGCGCCCGGCAGGGGCGCGGACCGCGAGTCCGGGACCGCCTCGACGGTGGGGTCCGAGTACTCGGTGGGGGTTTCTGCGGTGGGGTTCGGGTTCTCTTCCATCGGTCCTCCTACTCGGTGAACCGCGCGGGGTCGCGCGGGAACAACTCGGCCTGCGGTTTAGAGGCGTTCGCGGCGGCGGCCTTGGCGGATGGCGACTCGCCCTTCTCCCACCACCGGAGAACCGCGCGCCCGGTTTCGGGGTCTATCGTCGTGCGGTGCGGACTTCCCTTCGGTTCGTTCTCCACCAACCCCTTCTCCCGCAGTTCGGAGAGGCGCGGGGTAATCGAGTCCCGGTAGATCGGGGCCGAGAGCGTTCGCCCCGCCTCCTGGAACAGGGCGCAGACCCAGGCGAAGATCGCCGAGGCGAAGGACCCAGGGTGCGCCTTGACCACCGCGAGGACCGCGCCCTGGAGGATCCCGATCCTCATACCGGCGATGCTATCACCGGCGGCGTGTGAGGTCTCCGGGTCGGTGTTGCGAGAGAGGCCGCCCTCCCTGGGCGGCGAGAGGCCCTGGTCGGACGGGTCGAAGTCGTCGGGCGGTTCGGTCATGACTTCCCTCCAGGGGCGCGCGCGGCGGCGCCCGCCCTTTCCCGGTCGAAGGCGAGGGCCGCCGCCTCGGTGGAGGAGATTGACTCCCCCCTCCTGGTCTTGGCGCGCGCGGCCTCGACGTCGACCGCCGCGATCTCCTGGGGGTCGAGGGGGGTCCCCGCCTGGGTCGGCGCGGGCCTCTCTCTTCTCTCCGGGAGGGTGACGTACTCCGCGAACCGTGAGGGCCGGAAGAGGGTCGAGGGCCGGAGGTAATCCTCCATGCTCACCGTCTCCCCGGTGTCGCGGTCGATGATCGTGCGGCCCTTCCACTTCGCGACCATGACCCGGACCACCCGGAGACAGTCCTCTCGGGAGGTCTCCTGGTGCCGCGAGTGCAGGAACGCGCCGCCTTGGCCGACCGCAGAGAACCCACGCGGGCGCGCGGTCAGTCGGTTCAGTTCAGCGAGGACCTCGGCGCAGGTGGCGCAGGCCTCGCGGGAGGGTTTCGCCTTCGGACCCTTGGCCTTCGGCGCCGGTTGTTCAACGGGGAACAATGCGGGCGCCTGGGCGGCCCCCTCCTCCTGGACCTCTACCCCTTTACTGCTACTGATAGAGGAGAGGAGAGGAGAGGGGATTTGCTTGCGTGATTTCCTGGAGGTTGACCGACGCCGATCCACCTGATATTTCCTCCAGTTAGAGAAGACCACCGAGAAGGGTGAGGCCTTCCGAGTGCATAGGTTTTCGGAGTAGGATTTGCGCCCTTCGTCGAGTAGCCTTCCGCCTGGTCCGCGCCTCGCGGCCCCCTCCACCACCCGCACCCCAGGAAGGCGCGCGCAGGTCGCGCGCACCGCCTCGGGTCGGACCCCCATGTAGAGGGCGAGGGAGAGGAGGCCGTCGAGGTTGCCGTCGAAGTGCAGGACGCCCCCGGCGCCGTGAACCTTGCAGAAGGCGCCGAGGGCGGCCCAGGCCCACCGGAGGGCAGGCGGCAGGGAGAGGACCGCCGGGTCCGATAGGGCCGAGTACCACAGTTTCCACCACCGGAAGTTGTCCCCCACCTTCCCTCCCGGTCAGAAGGGCGCGGTCTTGGGCGCGGTGGTGGCGGGGGCCTTCCGCCTGGGCGCAGGCGGAGGAGGGGGCGGCGCGGCCTTCGCGGGGCCTTCCGGGGCCGCCTGCCGCGCCTGGGGAGGCGGGGGCGAGGCGGGCGCCGGGGGCGGCGGGGCCGGTTTCGGGGCGGGGGCGGGGGCCGAACGAGGCCCCGTGGACCCCTGTGCGGCCCCAGGCGGGGTGTTCTTCCCCGTCTGCGGGGCCTTGGCCTCGGCCTGGGCCGTTCGGGCGGCCTCGGGCCGCGCACGGGTTGCGGCCTGTTTCGGGGGCGCCGCCTCCTGGGCGGGCGCCTGGGGGGCCTTCGGGGGCAGGTCGAACCCTTCCCCGAAGGCGGCGACGGCGAGGCGCGAGGCCTCGACGACTCCGCGCGGGGCGCCCTTGCAGGCGCGGGCGCGGTGGCCTTCGACCGATCCGGTCACCGCCTGGTCGCAGTAGACGCAAATCGCGGCGCCCATGCTACCGCCCTGCCCCGACCGATACGTCCTGCCGCCAGAAGAGGCGCAGGCCTGGGATCTCTCGAACCCCCGACCGCATCGCGGCCTTGACCCGCGTTGGGTTGAGGTCGAGGTATTGGTGCGGCACCTTCTCCAGGTCCAGGATCTCGAAGTCCGGGACCTCCCTGCCGACCGCCTTGGACCCCGAGGCGGTGGTGGTGATGTTCGAGACGGGCGCGGGGGCCTCGACCGGGAGAACCGTGGCCGAGGGGTTGGCCTTCTGGAACGCCTGTTCGTGGGCGCGCTGTTTCTCGAGCGCCTTCTCCTGCGCCGCCCTCTCCTCTGCGACATAGATCGCCCACCGGTTCTTGAGCGTTCTCTCGGCGGCGTCGAGAGGGTCGAGGATCGCCCTCCAGGCGCCGTCGATGGCGCGAACGAGTGTATCCCATGGGCGCTTCATCGCCTTCCGGGTTTCCTCGGCGTCGATCTTGCGCCTCTTGATCTCACCGAGGAGTTCGACCGCCATGGTCTGCGAGGTCGAGTCGGTGATCTTCTGCGCCTCGGCCTTGGCGACCAGGGCGTTGATCTCGTCCTTGCGCCGGTAGATTGCGGCGGCGGCGGCCTCGGGTGTCGGGACGAGGGCGGTGGTTTCCTTGGCGGCCTTCGGCGCCTCGGGCGCCTTCCTCTTCGCGGTCATCGTTCTCTCCTCCTCCGCCTGGGTGGTCGATCCTCCTCGCCCTGGACAACCTTCACGAGGCGGCGGCAATCCTCGCGGTTGAACCGGGCGATATGACAAGCGGCGCGCGACATTCCCAGGCGCGCCGCGAGCCAACCGTAGGCTTTGTTCCTCTCCAGTCCGCGCGCCCTCCAGAAGGCGTCGAAGACCTGGTGCGCGTGGGTGCGCGCCTCTCTCGTTTCGCGGTCGGCAGGGATGCCGAGAGGCCGACCGTCCGCGTGGGCCCCGTGCGTTCCTCGACAGTCGGGGAACCTGGTGCACCCGTAGAAGTGCCCGTACCGGGAGGGCCGGAGTTTCATCTCGGCCCCGCATTCCCCGCAGTAGATCATGCGCCCTCCAGAAGAGGGGCGCGGCCCCAGGAGGCCCGAGGCCGCGCCCGCCGGTTGCTAGTCCGCCTCGCCGCCCAGGGGCGATCCCTGGGGCGCGGCGGTGGTCTCTTCGCCTTCCTGCGGGGCCTCGACTCCGAAGGCCTCCCAGGCGGTGGTCTGCCCCTGGGCGAGGGCGTTGTAGATCCCCCGCAGGAGGCCGACGTCGGCCTTGGTCAGGTTCTTGAGCGGGTGGCCGATCTTCCCCTCCAGGTGTTCGGCCTCGACCCCGAAGGGCGCGAAGGCGGCGAGGATCTTTTTCCCCTCGGCCTTCACGTCCAGGGGCGCCTTGTCACCGGCGGCGATCTCTTTTGCCCTCGACCAGTAGCGGCGCTGGAGGGCCTCCGGGATCATGTTGAGGATCGCGTTGCGGACCTGCTTGGAGGCGGCGGCCCCGAGGAGTTGGGGGTACTTGTCGTCGCGCCACTTCACCATGGCGCCGGTCTTCCGGTTCCGGTAGTACTTCGAGACGGAGCCGATTTTCGAGACCCGGAAGTTCGTCTCGAAATCAATAGCGACCCCCTCGACCAGGAAGGCGTCGGGGGTCTCCTCGATGAGGCGGGCGGAGGTGGTGCAGTTCCCCCAGGTGCGCGCGAGCGCCATGGCCGCCTTGATCGACAGGCCCTCGATGTTGGTGGTGGTGCCGTCCGCGTTCTTGTAGGGGATCACGTAGTACTGCTTCTCCGCGAAGGCGGGGTCGAGTTCGAGTTCCGCGAGGGCGGTCTGCAGCGACCGCGCCGCGTTCCTGGGGCGGGTGATCGCCACCTGGGAGAGCGTGTCGTTCTCCGCCTTGGTGATCGCCGCGCCGCCGCGCAGGACGTCGATCATGGTCTCCGGGGCGGCGGCCTCCGGGGGCAGGATCTCCATGGTCGCGTCGGGCCTGGGTGGGTTTCTCTTCGGTGCCATCAGTCCTCCGATCTTCGCCGGTTGCGAACCGCCTCACGCGCGAGGCGAAGAACCGCGCGGAGGGCGCGCGCCCTGTCGGGTGACAGGACGCCGTGAAAGGTTGTCCAGTTCTGCTCGTTCTCCAGGGAGAAGGCCTCGACGGTGAGGATCGACTCCTGGGCGGTATTGCGCGTGCGGCGCGGCCTCTTCATCGGGGCAGCCTCTCGGGCGGCAGGGAGGCCGCGATAGCGATCCGGCGGATCGCCCTCTTCTCCCGCACCCGCCTGCGGCAGGCCTCCAGGGAGTGGTCGCCGTTGCGGCCTTCCCACTCCAGGCGGAAGAGAAGGGCGCGCAGGAGGCGGTAGAGGAAGGGCGCGGTCATGCCCCCTCCCTTCGGCGGCGCCCCGCGACGAAGGGGCAGCGGTTCCAGAACCCGCACCACTTCTCGGAGCACCACCAGTTCGAGGGGTCGGTCGGCGGAAAGGCGCCCGCCTGAATCGAGGCCTCCGCCTTCTGGAGGGCGGTGACCATACCCCGCAAGTCGTCCATGCTCCGGGTCGACGGGCGGTGGTAGAACTCCACCCGGTGGCCGCGCGCCACCAGGAAGTCGAGGGAGACGGTGCGCGGCAGGTGGCCGTACTTCGAGTGGAAGAGGAGGGCGTACATGGTGAGGCCCTGCTCGTAGTGCTCCTCTCCCTCCCTGGGTGACGCTTCCTTGGTCTTGTGATCGTGGAGGTCCTCCAGGCCTGGGCCTCCTCCCTCGGTGACCAGGTCCGGTCGACCGACCACCTCCGGCAGGCCCAGGCGAGGATCGGGCCTGACCCGGATCTCCCTCTCGACCGCGAGAGGGCGCATGTGGGGCGAGACCCGCAGGTGGTGGAACCGGGTCATGGCGACCGCGGTGTCCTTCGCCTTGGCCTCTAGGTTTCGGATGCCGATCGTCCTCTCCTCCTCGGTCAAGTGCACCTCGCCGCGAAACCCGGTGGCGACCGTCTCGGCGGCGACGGCGAGCACTTCCTCGAGCGGCAGGTCCACCCGCGTCGTGATCTTCTGCGAGAGGTTGTGCGCGACCGCCGCGTGCGGCCCCTGCCCCCGGATCGCATGAACCCCCGAGGGCATGTGAAGGCCCTGGACGTACTTCTGCTCCCAGGCGGCGGGGCACTTCTGGAACAGGCGCAGGCCCGAGACGGATCGGTGGACCCTTCTGGTGGTCAAGGGCGCCACCCCTGGGAGGCCGCCCAGGAGAAGAGGGCGACCCGGTCCAGGATCCACCCGAGGAGTTCGCCCCCGCAGACGGCGAGGGCGAGAACGGCGAAGAGGAAGGCCGCCGCCTGGGCGGGCGACCCCGTCTTCACCTTGCGGTTGGCGGGCGGCACGGGCCGGTCCCCGCCGAGGATCAAGGTCATGAATCCTCCCTCCCTTCTGGCGCGCCGTCCAGGCGGTCGTAGCGGGCGGCCCACCGGTCCATGCGCGCGCGGTGGCGCGCCTCCCTCTGCGCCTCGGTGAGGCGGCGGCGCGGGGGCGCAGGCCCCGCGTCCCTCCAGACCATGCCGTCTTTCACGAAGAGGCGCCCGCCCTCGACCTTCCTGCGCGGCCCCTTCACCCGCGCCGCACCACCGGGACCACCTCGTGGCCTCGGCGGCGGTGCGCCTCCGCCCTCTCGGGCGCGAACAGGATCTCCGGGCCGACCCCCTTCCCATCGGGGCACGCCTCACAGTCGAAACAGACCGCGCAGGCCTCGGTCGGGACCTGGTAGCGGTAGAGGGTCGAGCGTCCCTTGACCAGGACGATTTCCGATACCTTGAACCCCTCGGCCACCCTTTCCCTCTTCCTGCCGTTCTTCACGGTTGACCTCCTGGACGGCTCGGTGCGGTGAGACCATCGGCGCCCTCGCGGCGAACCGATCCTGGACTCCGCGAGGGCGCCACCCACGGCGGCGTGCGCCTCCTCTCCCCAGGGCGGGGGAGTTTCAGGGTCTGTGAAGGGCCTCCCCTCGCGCCTGGGGCGCCTTCTCGGCCTTGCGCCTCCTCGGGCGCAGGCGGCGGTTGAACTCCATGCCGCAGGCGATGCACCGGAACCACCGCAGGAACCCGAGGGTCCCGAGGAGGCCGCCGGGTCCGCCGCAGGCGGGGCAGGAGGGCGCCGTCACGGGCGTGACCTCCAGGCCTGGGCGAAGGCGACCGCCTGCCGGTCAGAGGGGCACCCGCAGGAGGCCCCGTCCTTGTGGCAGGCCTCGCAGATACCGAGAGAGGACCGCACCGGCAGGGCAGGGAGGCGGAAGGTCTTGTCCGCCCTCTTCCCGTCCAGGCGAACCCCGAGGATCGGGAACCGGCCCACCCTCGGGGTGATCCCGGAGATCCGGTAGCGGGCGCCCGAGACCGTGACCTCGCGCCCGAAGTGTTCCGGGCGCAGGTGGAAGAGGCCGCAGTAGGAGGCGAAGAGGTCGCGGTCGGAGGTCTTGGTCTTGATCGTGACCTTGGGTTTGAACTCCCCCGAGGAGAAGGACCCGCCGCCGATTTGGATCGCAACCCCGTAGGTCTCCGCGACCCCCTCGGCGGCCTTCTGGAGCGCCTCGCATATCGCGCGGCAGACATGGCGGTCGAAGGCCTCGACCGCGCCGTGGTTCAGGCTCATGGTGGGATCCTCCTCTCGGTTCCAGGGCGGCCCCATGCCGCCGGGTCTCGTCAGGGCGGGCGTCACCCGCCGACCCTGCGCGCGAGAGAGGCCGCCCGCGCGCGCAGGGTTTCGACCTGGGCCTAGAACGCCATCTCTAGGACCTTCCCTGCCGCCTTGTCCATGTCGGCCCGCTCGCCCGCGAAGGGCGCGGCCTGGGAGAGGCGGGTGATGCCCTGGGCGAACCCCCAGGCGGTCGTCGGGTTCTCGTTCTCCGCCTCCGCGAGGTCGTAGGCGGTCGTGAGTTTCCGCCGCGAGAGGATCGCCGCCTTGAACAGGAGGTCGATCACCTCGTCCTTTTTCGCGGCGAGGGTGAAGGCCTGGGCCTTTTTCACCCGGAGGCGGTCCTCTGCGGCACCCTCGGCGGTGTACTCGGTGAGGCGCACCCGGAGTTCGCGGAAGAACCGGTCAGGCCCGTCCCCGACGTGCCGGATCGCGAGGCGGCGCACCGCCTCCGCGCCCCATACGATGTGGTTCCCGCAGACATGCCGGTAGAGGAAGGCGGTGATCTTCACCGAGGAGGCGCCGACCTCGGAGTTCTGGAGGAAGAACCCGCGCGAGAGGCCCTGGTCGGTTCCGTCCTCGATGCGCGCCGCCTCGTTCACCATAAAGGCGAACATGTCGCGGTCCCCGGCGTAGAGGCCCGCAGGGGCGATCATGTCCCCGATGGAAATTGAGAGGCCGCCGCCGCCGTCTCGAGACCGCAGGACGTCCGCCTCGGTCGCGGGGCGCGACCCCGGCTGGTTGGGGAATGCGGGCCGCGCGGGAGGAACCCGCCACCCTTCCGCCTGGAGGGTGCAGAGGCGCGAGGCGAGGGCCTCGTCCCACAGGCGTTCGTAGAGTTCCGAGTTGAAGGACCGGATCCGGGTCGCGCCATCGCGGTTGTCCAGGAGGAGGGCCGCCATCTTACCGGCGCCCTCGCCCTGGGAGATCCCGTAGTTCACCAGGTCCGCCGCCTTCGGTGCGGGAAGGGTCTGCAAGTAGGATTTCGGCGCGCCGATCCTCCCGCAGACCTGACCGAAGGACCAGTCCGAGAGGGCGGCAGGGACCCCCGCCGGACCCACCAGGAGAAGGCCGCGGTCCCCGGTGGCCTGGGCCTGGAGGAGGGAGAAGGGCACGGTCGCGGTCGCGGCGCGCGCCTTCCTCTCGGTGACCGCCTGGAGCAATTCCTCCGGGGTCGAGAACCTCTCGTCCGCCGGGCGGTCCGCCCACTCCTGGGAGGCCTGCATCAGATTGACGTTCGACATGGTGGTTTCTCCTCTCTCCTGGGGGCGGCCTGGGCCGCCCGGTTCGGTTCGCCTTCTCGCCTTCTCTCCTCGCCTGGGGCGGGCCTCCCTCCTCTCGCCTTGGCCTCGTCAGGGGCGGCCGCACCGCCCGACCGGGCGCCCGCCTGGGCGCGCCCGGTTTCGGCCTGCTAGAACCGCGAACCCAGGGGGTCGCCCTGGGGCGCCTGGGCGGCCTGGACGGGGTCCTTGGCCTTCGCGGGGGCCTTCCCCTTCGGGGCGGCCTTCGCCTTCGCCTGGGCGCCCTTGGCGCGCGCCTGGGCGCCACCCTTCGCGCCGCCCTCGGCCTCGGTCTTCCGGGTGGCCGCCTTCGCCTTCGGGGCGGTCATGTCCATGGCGGCGTAGTCGGGGCGGTAGGCGAGGGCCTCCGCCGCGAAGATCGCGCCCTGGGCGTCCTGGGCCTGGACCAGGATCTTCGCCCCCTCCAGGCGCGGGTCGGTCAGGAAGGCCACCCGCGCGCCGCCTTCCTTGGCGATCCCGAACGCCCCCTGCCGGATCCCGGTCAGGCGGAGTTGGCGGAGCATGCGCTCCTGGGCCTTCTCGAACCGGCGCGCGGCCTTGGCCGCCGCCTTCTCCTCCTCGGTCATGGCCGGTTTCCGCAGGGCGCCGGTCAGGTTCAGGGCGGTCACCAGGATCGCGTCCGCCTCGCCCAGGAAGGTGAAGGCGGAGTTGGGGGTCTTCGGTGTCCAGAGCGCCGCCGCCGCCTTGATCTTCTCCTGGGCCTCGACCGCCGCCTGCCGGAGGGTCTGCGTCCTCTGCTTGTTGGTCATTGGTGGGTCTCCTCTCTCTCTCTCGTTTCTGCGGTGCCGGTATTGGCCTCGTCAGGAGGGGCCTTACCCCTCGACCCCGCCCCGAAGGGGGCAGGGTTTCGGCCTATGGGTTCGGGTCCCAACCCGCCGCCGTCTCGGCCTTCTCCACCGCGTCGGCCTCGACCTGGTCGGCGCAGGAGTCGCAGGCGCGGTAGCAGGCGGGGCCGGAGAGGGCGCGCCGCTCGGTGGTGGTCGCCTCGCGGCGGTAGCAGACCCAACAGGCGTCGGAGAAGACCGCGATCCGCAGGCCGTCGCGGCGGGCCGAGGGGCAGGTCCGCAGGTGGAGGAGGGCGGCGGTCTGCGGCATGGGCGAGAGGGGCGCGCAGGCGCAGAGGAAAAGGCCCTCGCCGCAATCGCCCCGACCCGCGCAGAGGGCGCAGGGGTCGTCCTCCTCGCAGGAGTGGTCGCAGGCCTTGAGTCCGCAACAGGCGGTCTCCTCGCCCCAATCGGTCAGGAGGTGGGTCGCGCCGTGGCGCAGGCCCAGGAGGAGGAGCAGCCCCTGGAGGGAGATCCCCCGGTTGGTCGAGGGGCGGGCCTGCGGGCCGCCGGTCGCCTCGGCGGAGAACCGGGCGCGGAAGGCCTCGGCCTCCTCCAGGCGGCGGAGGGCGGCGCGGTCGTCGGCGTCCAGGGAGGCGGCGCGGTCATAGGCGGCGTCGGCCTCGGCGCCCAGGCGCAGGCGGCGGCGCCTCTCGGCCTGGGCGCGGCGGAGGCGGCGCCCCGCGCGGGCGCCGTCCTGGGCGAGCGTCTCGGGGGTCTGGAGGGGTTCGGGGCGGGTCTTTTTCATGGTGGCGGCCTCTCTTCCTCTCTTCGGTTCTGCGGGTCTCTCGGGCCTCGTCAGGCGGGGCGGAACCCCGCGACCCCCTTGCGGGGGTTTCGGCCTAGCGGGAGTGCCGGATCGTCAGGTAGATCCTGCCGCCGCCCAGGAGGTAGAGGACCAGGCCCCGGTCGCGGGAGAGGACCCCGGCGTCCCCGAAGGTCTCGACCCTGGTGATCGGCGCCTCGCCCTCTTCGCGCGCCTGGGAGAGGAGGTCGGAGAGGAGGCCCTCCGCCTCGGCCTCGGCGTCGTCCTCCGCCCAGGCCTGCGCGCCCTCGGGGGCCTTCTCCTCGTTGCAGGTGCAACCCTTCGCGCCTGGGCCGTTGGCGCGGCAGGCGTCGCAGGCCGCCGCCTCGTCCTCGAAGATGTCGCGGAAGCAGGGACCGCAGTAGAGGGAGGCGGGTTCGTCGGGGTCGGGCCGCAGGCGCAGGCGGGGGAGGACCTCGCCGCATTCCGCGCAGGAGAAGTCAGGCGCGGGGGTCGGGCCGCCGGTCGCCCGAAGGGCGCGGTCGCGGCAGGGGGTGCAGAGGGCGTGCAGGCCCTTGCCGTCCGCCCAGGCCTCGGTCGCCCGCGCGGTGCATCCTGCCTCGCAGGCGCGCGGGCGGGTGGTCAGGGCCACCGCGAATTGTGGCCGGTTCGCCTCGGCCTCGCGGAAGGTGCAGACCCGGCAGACCGGGGAGTCGCCGCAGGCCTCGCCGCCGGGGTCGTCGTGGGCGCTCAGGTCTTCGGCGGTCAGGTTCAGGATCTCGGCCTCCTGGGCGCGGTGCCGCGCGGCCTGCGCCTTCTCCTCGGTGGAGAGGGGCGCGAGGGCGGCGGCGAGTTTCGCCTCGGTCTCGGGGGTCAGGAAGGGCGCGAGGGCCTCGGCGGCGGGGGCGCCGGTCATGGCGGCGATCTTCGCCCGGTAGGAGGCGGCGAGGCGGGCGAGGTCGTGGGATTTCCGGTCGAGGTCCTCGGCCCTCACCTGGGCGAGGGCGGCCCGCTCGCGGTAGACCTGGGCGGTGTTCTCGGCCTTCCTCGCGCGGTGCCATGCGGTGTCGGCGGTCTTCTCGGCGGCGGCGAGGGCCTTTTCTAGGATCGCGGCCTCGCGGGGTCCGGCGGTGGTGGCGGCGGTGGCGGTCTTCGGGGTCTTGGTCATGGTGGCGGCCTCTCTCTCGGGCGCCTCTTCGCGGGCGCAGGCGGGGGCCGCCCCTGCCCTTCCCTTCCCCTTCTCTCTCTCGGTCATTGGCGGCCTCCAGGGGCGCATCATCATGGGCGCAGGTGAGGGGTGCAAGGGGGGAGGGTCAGATTCCTCCGGGAAAGGTACATGCCACCGGTGCCGTTTCCGGCCCCTCCTCGGGGCCTCCCCGTGACCCCTTGAACGGCGGGCGGTTCGCGGCGGCACGATCCGGTGGCATGGTAAATCACGGGCGTCGGTGGAGAGTTCCTGGGCGGCGGTTCGGGGGCCTGGAGGGGGAAGAGGAGGGGCCGGTTCCCGCGCCGCCTGGGAGGCCGCCAAGCCACCAGGAGAGAGAGGCGCGAGGACCGGCCCCGGACTCCCGAGCCTAGCATGGGCACGGCGACACCTCGCGGAAAAATGACGGCCCCCTCGTCGCGCCGCCGCAAGACGAGAGGGC